GGAAGATTATCAATTCCTCCATAGTTTTCTATTAACTCCTTATAATTAGTTAGTTTTTCAAAACTTTGTATTTCTTCGAATACATTTTTACTTTCAGTTACTTCGACTCCATCTTCATTAATATATGTCCAGGTATATATTTTTTCACCAGGACAGCATGGATAATCGATCGGTTCATCATAAGCTTTTTTAAATTCCATTTTCTTCTCTCCTTTTATCATAACAATCATAACATTCGCCCCAATTCATGGAGTTTTTTCCACCATACGATATAAAAGCCTTTGTTTTGTCAATTTTTCCGCATTTCTTACACATAATCAACCTGTTTCCTTCAGAATCGAATACTTGATTATCATTCTTCAAGAAATCATAATGTCTATTGAACCAATCCATTTTATTCTACCTCCTTTTCAACAGGCAAAAAAGCGACAAGAGCTTTTTCTTTTTGAACTTCATCAGGATATACTTGCATAACTCCGAGTGGAGTACAAAGCACATCACAAGAATACTTAATTACCATTTCTTTGATGGATTCTGCAGTAGGTAATACCTCTGTAAAAAGAGTATCGTTTTCTACCTTAAAATTATCTCCATCTTTATAACGGAGAGCTAAATTGACAACATAAAGTTGCTTCATAACCTAATTCCTCCTCGCATAGTCTTATTGTTCATTGATTTTACCTTTGCACCACGTTTGAAAATACGTTTATTAGCGTACCTGGATAATTTAATCCGCTTCATTGGATTCACCTCCTTTTTTTTTAGTATATACTAAAATTGCTTATTAATCAAGCATTTAATTTTTCGTATTTTTTCAGCACGTTCTTGCTGTTCACGTTTCATATCAAGATATGTTTCACGAGCTGATATATCAGCATAAGCTGCAAAACCATTATCACAATTCCATAGATAAGTTTTAATATCTTCAATAACTTTAGCTTGCTTAGGATACCTAAGCTGTTGTAACGAACTGCGTTTATCTTTTAAGTCAATTAGAGTTTGAGCTTTGGATTCAATGCAGCCAGATGAATTGTAAGTTACAAAACATTTTTTCAGAACAGCTTCAGGGATTTTATAAGCTTTTCCATCTATCCAAACCTCATCAGTTTTTAGATAAGTATCTAAATTAGCAATTAGATTATCAATACCAAGAGATTTACTAAAAAGATTAAATTCAGGAGTAAAATTATCCGGGAGGATTTTTTTATCTTTTTGAGCGTATAACGAAGTATATATCATAGTGGACAGGGAGCAATCCTCAATAGTATGATTGCCAAATTTCCAATATTTCCCAAGCGTATCAGATATACACATAGGATAACCTTTTTTGCTTTTACCAATCATGATTTTATCATCAGAGAAGTTGACACCATACAATATAGCATGGAAATGCGGGCGAAGAAATTTATCGCCATATTCACCGCAAGCAAAATATTTGACATGAAAATCCTTACGAAGCCTTTTCATGAATTTTTGAAAATCCTCTTTAACCAAAATATGAGGATTATTTTCATCGGAGTAAGTGAGCGTTATGAAACAGCTTTTTTCAGCTGTTTTAAGTTCGCTATAAAGGCGAACAGCCCATTCCCGGGCACGAGCCATTTTGCATTCAACACACTTCCGACAAGGTACAAAATTTTGCAATTCTTCTAAATAGATAGGATTTAAACACATTTTTTCCTTGATGGAAATGATGGATAACTTTTTTTGTTACATACACATACTAGTAAAAGTCATTGAAAACAATTTTTTTTGTTTTTTTTATTTTTTTTGTTTTTTTATTTTCTTTTGTTTTTTTTATTTTTTTTTGTTTTCTGCTTTGAGATATCTTTAGATATAGTATAGGTAAAAAAGTTAACCACATTACCACAATATAAACTGAATTTTAATTAAAAATTATTTTAGTTTGGTGTCAACTGTGCATATATAGACAAGTATATATATGCACACGCGCGATGCGCTTAAAAGCCAACCATATTACGGCCGGCCCAGAGGGCAGCATTTGGATTCATTTTACCAATTACGCTGCTAGCAAGAGATCCAACGGAAAAGATAATTTGATTTAAAAGCCTAAACATATTATCCTCTCTGGTTTTATCAGCAATTTGTTGTGAGCTTTGACTTGAAGCCATTGCTCCGACTGCGCTTGAAGCACCACCTTGACCATAAGCCAAAGCCGGATTAAGACCGGCTTTTTTTAAATCTTCAACTACTCTTTGATAAGCTGTTGAACTCATGCGTTCCTGAAAATCCATTTGTTTTTGAGCTTGTGCTTCGGCCCAAGCGCGGTCCGCCGAAACAGCATCAGATGCAGCTGAATTTTGAAGCAACTGCTCAATAGTAGATTGAGTATATACTGGATCAGAACTAGAATTATTCCACTTTGTAGTCCAAGTACCATCAATTACACTCTGAGGATCATGAACTTTTGCATTTTCCCATGCAATACGAGCATCATATTGTCCCATAATTTACTCCTTTAAGGGCTACTTTCGTAGCCCTAAATACAAATTTTTAAAAATGATCAACCATTCCAGGAATACTGTAAACCGGCATTGGCCTAGTGGCCTTACAATGGAAAGCCAAATCACATATTATTTGATCAGCTTTATCACTTGTAACTGCGATAGTACGATCTATATTTTCTTTTGAATTGTCTCTTAGCCAAGTATCCGATAAAGTAGGAGTTTCCTCATAATAATCTGCATAATGATAAGCTGCAAAGCTTCCAGTTACGCCAGAGCGCATTTTTCCGGTGACTTGTGAAGGTTTATATCTATAATCAGCCCAAGCTTCATTATAACCCCAAACAGCTTCACCATTTTCAGGTGTTGAATCTAATGCATAGATTTCTTTTACTCTTACTGGTTGCTCTGATATGTTTGCTAATGCCGGATAATAGAAATCAAAACGATCCCTACGGAACCAAAATTTTTCAACGCCCTGCTGGTAGGTTTTTTCCTGCCGAGCAACTGCACAAATCATAATATAGCCATGTTCTACAAACGACTTGTTAAACATAGAACCAACTCCGGAAGTATAAGCAAACGCTGCAACGTTTCCCTGTGGGCTTGTTGCATCTGTACTAGAAGTTTTAGCAACCTGATGAATTCCTACTTTTGTAGATACTTTGCCAAGATATTCGGTTCTTTGAACTCTATAATCTTGAGCATCAACAGCGAAATGAGCTTTTAACATTTCAACATACCTTGTCCCGGAACGTGCATCTTTTTCATAGAGTTTTTGTAACTGGAACGCTGTTCTTAAATCGGAAATAGTACTTCCGGATATATTCAGTCCTCGGCCGTCGGCGAAAAGGTTGCGAGGTATAACACTATTAATTCTATTACCATCAAGATCATTAAGAACAACATCGGTTCTATCACTGTTAAGATTATGAACTAGTACTTCATCTAGGAAAGGACCCTCTCCACTTTGAGTATTACCACCATCAGATGCTTTAGCCCATTTTAATGGCTGTATAGAAGATTCACCACCTTTTAGAGTAGCTAAATTATTTACACTAGACCCAGTTATAACAGGAATTAACTGATTCAAACTAATAGGAATTAACTGGCTAGTTCCTTTTTGAGGAGCCGGCAAGCAAGAACTAAAATAGTCATGTTTTTTATTCACTGGAAGTAAAGAACCAGCTTTAGCATAATTAGTAATACCATCAGGAATAACAGGAAGACGATTAGTACCAATAGTTGGAGCTTGAAAGTTTTGATCTCTGAACCAATCATTAAATATTCTATAATAAAACCTAGTCGGTAATTGAGAAATTGGATATTTTTTAACAGAAAATCCAACAGGTAATCCAAGATAATCCCATAATGATCCTGATTCTACTGGATCTTGTGAATCATATACTGGTACTTGTGCTGGTGGAGCTGCTGGTAACCAGGCTGATGTTTTATTTTCTCCATTCAAATCTTCCCAGCCAGACCATAGAATTCTACTAGGACAATAAAAAGCAAAGAATTCTAGGTCAATATTATCCATTGTTGGAAATATAGGAGTTGTTAATCTTGAAACATACGACATTTTCATATCGAAAGTGTCTCCAGGCAACACTTCATCAAGATATACCGGAACCAAAAAACCGGCATTAAAGGAAGTTTTTTTGCCAGAATTACGGTTGAACGTAGAACGTTGTATATCTACATTAACTACTTGACTAAATTTATGATCATTTATCACTTGTGCGCTGTTTTTCATTTTCTATCTTCTCCTTCACTTTTTGAAATTTCTGTTGAATCTGGAGTGCTTGCTTTTCCAGTTGTTTCAGTTGTTTTTGCTTCGAGCGTGGAAATAGCTTTCCTAATTTCTTCAATAAGACTATCAAGATGTTCCCGAGCAGTATCAGGATTGTCCCCAAAACCGGTGACATCTGCGTAAATTCCTGCTGGACCTCCTGCAGGAAGATTATCAATTCCTCCATAGTTTTCTATTAACTCCTTATAATTAGTTAGTTTTTCAAAACTTTGTATTTCTTCGAATACATTTTTACTTTCAGTTACTTCGACTCCATCTTCATTAA